AAGCTTGAGTCCGAGCGATTCAAATATGACTTTAGGGTGGGGGAGTCAGGCAATATTTCCTTGGTCTCTTTGAAGGCTGTCATTCGGACGTATGGGCGTGATATAGTCGTACCCATTACCGAGGACTTGCCGACATATGAGGCAGCGAGGGAGTGGGCGACGGCAAAGGCGAGAGATTATGTGAGGGCAAGGCGGCAAGAGCAGGGTGAAGCGACGCGGCGGGCAGCAGCTAAACGGCAGCGGCGGTATAACCAGCGGAAACGTGAGGTGGCGGCTGAGCTTGAGCGGCGGCAATAACCAGTGAGTATCTAAAATAATCAAATAAATAAATCAGAGAGGGTATAACAGATGGGGAATAAGGGCGACTCGTTGGTGGTGATGGGTAACAAGGACACGTATTATGTGAATACACAAACGGCTCAGTTTATCCAGCGACAGGTCAGTGAGCCAAATCCGGTGAGTTTTGTGACCGTTGTAGACATACGGACAGGGTTGGTGGTTACGCTTAACGTGGGGCAGATTAGTTCGGTGGTGGTGAGGAGTGATGACGATGGCATCAAGCAGTGAGTATAACTACAAATCCAGCGACAAAGACATAAAGGCGATACAGGAGACCGAGTTTAATCAGTTGCCGGTGCTGCCTGAGACGGTGCGGAATCAGGAGACGCTGCAATGGTTTTATCGGGCGGTGGTTGAGAATTTTGCGTGTATGAATGGTCGGGTCAGTCCGCTTTATCTGAGACGGAGCAAGCAGGGGCTTGCCATACGCATTGGCAGTCAGTGGCGGCTATATCGGCGTGGTGAGCAGGTGGCATTTTGGCGGGACGCGATGCAGGCGTATCGGCAGCTGTATGAGAGCAACTGGTCAACAAAACGGCAGCAGGCGCTATGGGACTACTTTGCGGTATACGCCCCAGAGATTGAGTTTGACAACAGGCGGTACTTCGAGATGGCGAATGCGGTGCTGGACGGGTATACTGGCGAGTTAGACAAATCTGTTAAACGGTTTTTAGCCTGTCCGACAACTCGGTCCTCACAACTGCCATACAACCCTGACTACACCCCGACATCAGCTTGGCAGAAGTGGTATGAGACGATGGACGAGTATCAGCAGGCGGTCAGAGACTGGTCAGTTGGTTCGGCGTTAGTTGGTGAGCATGGGCTACTATTCACCTTTGGTCAATCCCGTACGGGTAAGAGTACACTAGCTGAGGGACTAGCTGAGGTGCTGGGCGACGGGGCAGGCGTGTTTTCACTCAGTCGCAACTGGGGACGGTTTTACACTCAGCACATGGACAACACGACATATCTGTACGATGCGGATGCTAAAGGTGCGAAAAATCAGAACAATGACAACTACGGTACGCTGCACTTAATGGCGAGCGGCGACCCCATCCCGG